ACCAGATCACGCACGCGCTGTGCGAAGCGGCGGAAACGTCGAGCGATACAGACCTCCGCGAGACCGTAAAAGCGCTCGCTGTTCGGCTCAGATGGGCAACGTCAAAAGTAGATGAAATTCGAAGTCTTTCAGAGGAATTCACGTCAGCGGACTACGACGCAGAGTGAGAAAGGAGAAGTCTATGAGAGGAAAGACCGATGTCATGTTCGGCCATAAGGGCTCTGTGTCCGATCCGCCGGTCAATCTCAAGACGATGGCCGGATATGTGGGAACAGATCCTGAAACGCTCAGGATGTGGAGAAAAGGCAAGTATCCAAAGGCGCTGACAATATTCGCCAGGATATGCAGGCACAGGGGACTTAAGCCGGATCAGGTCGCAGACCTGGTAAAGCAGTTTGAGTAAGGAGGCTGGCATGACGAAATACGAAGAGCTGAAGATCTTCATTGCAGATCTGCAGGAGGGAGTGGGGAAGCTGCCATGGGCAGAAGTAGAAGAAGAGCGCGCAAGGATGGAAAAAGAGATAAGAGAGGCTCATGCCAATCATCAGATCAGCGGAGCTCAGGCCGGGCGCCTCATAAAGTTACTTCCTCGCCATGCGACGACTGCCTCCACCAATGGAATTGCTGGGAGCAGAGAGGGCAATGCAGGGACTACAGATCGAAAGAAGAGGTAAGAAGACAAATTGAGATGCTCAATCAAAAACATCGTACTGCCGGATGCGCCGGAGCCGACAAAGCCAATCAGGGACGATCGTTTCGAGGGCTACGGGAAAATGATCTACGAGAGGCAGATTCCGACAACGGCAATGGAACTAATGATCCCGCCGACCAGAAGCAACTCCAAGGCGGCGGAAGCCGAGAGGGAGATCAAAGTAATCCTCGACCTCGCAAGAGAGGGGAAAACGGCCTCGGAGATCTCAGCAGAAACCGGCTTCAACATGAACCGCATAAAAGCGGTAGTGAATCGATTCGCTGAGTACGGCGCAAAGCTAGCGTCTGAAAAGAAGCCAAAGAGGCGGAAAGCACCGAAGCCGCCCAAAGACAAGCGCAGCAGTCCTCGATTCTGGACAGATGAGCGGATCAGGGTGCTGATCAACCTGCACGGCCAAGGCGTTATCTATGAGGATATCGCAAAGCAGCTGGGCACCACAAGAGGCGCTGTATCATCCAGGGTTAAACGCCTTATTGACGAGGGAGTACTTGAGCCCAGAGATGACAGGGAGCACTGGACGCAGGAAGACATAAATTTACTGATCGAACTGAAGTCAAAAGGGCTGTCCAATGGAGAAATAAGTGACAGGATCGGGAGAAGTCCCAAGGCCTGCGCGGAACAATTTAGGAGGCAGAAATGTTAAACAAGGCGTTTTTCGTCGCGTGGCTGATTGCGGGAAGCACCATTGACAATATCTTCAACAGCAAAGGAGCGATGATGACATTTGTGATCGCAATGATAGTTATCGTCGCATGTGCGGCGGCGATGGGAAGGAAAGAGGAATGATTAAGGCAGAGAAAAAGGTCAAAGGCAAAGACAGCGCAATAATGGTCAAATTTGAGGGCGAATCCGAAGAGATTATCGCCGAACTGTGCGAAGTCCTTACAAAGGGAGCGGATATGATCACGGATATGCTCGAAGAAGAGGGCAAAAAAGTGACATACGAAAAGGCCTTCTATGCGATCGTCATGACAGCGATCAATGCGGCGCAGGAAGACGGATTCGAGATTGATTCCAGGAAGCTCGGCCTTGCGCTGATGATTGGCAAAGAAGCCATTAACACAAATGAATAGGCCCCACTGGATGCTGCAACATCCACCGGAGCCAGGAACAATAAATACTTACAGGAGGATTATATCATGTCTGAACCCAAAACACCATTGGAGCTTTCCAATCACATCAAAGAACGTTCTGCGAAAATGTTCGAGATTCGCCGCATCGCAAAGGCTCTCGGCGACATCGCCGACGGCACCGAAACCAACACTCTGCGGACAATCGTCCGCTCCGTATCCTTATCACTCAACGACCTTGCATCGGAGAACTCAGACAACTACTGGGACATCTGCAAACTGATCGACATGCTCGAGAAGGGCGTGCTGGAAGAGACGGCAGATGTGGAAGAGGATCTGCCACTTGTGACACCTAGCGACAAGAAAGAGGAGGTGGAAAATACCTAATGGAAGAGACAATAATCTGGAAAGACGTAAAAGGCTATGAAGGATTATATAAAGTCAACAATATGGGCGATGTATTAAGCATTGCTCGTAGAGGTAATTGGCGCGGAACCCACTTGTTAACGCCTTCTAATGATGGGCATGGTTATCGCCAGGTTAACATTTGCAAAAACGGCAAGCTTAAATCTATAAAGGTTCACAAACTTGTCGCGGAAGCATTTGTTCCAAATCCACATGGATATAAAGAAATTAACCATATAGATGAGAACAAATGGAATTGCGAAGCCAAGAATCTCGAATGGTGCACTAGAAGCCATAACATTCATTACGGTACTAGGACAAAGAAAACATCAAAAAAGATAGCTATGTATTCAGCTGATGGAGTTTTTGTTAGAACATATGACAGTATTCGCGAAGCAGGGAGATCGAATCACTTCAAAACGTGCGGCGCCATATCAAATGTGTTGAAAGGAAAAGCAAAAACTGCATATGGCTATAAATGGAAGGAAGTGCTTTAAATGGCTAGTTTATATGATTTAACCAACGACTACATGAATTTGCTTGAACTGGCAGAGGACCCCGATATCGACGAGCAGGCTTTCATTGACACTCTCGAGGGCATCGACGGCGCTCTGGAAGACAAGGCCGAAGGCTATGCAAAGGTCATTCGCACTCTCGAGGGCGATGCCGCGGCTTGTGACGCTGAATCGAAACGTCTCCGCAATAAGAAGCAGACCATCGAGAACAATATTAAGCGCATGAAGACGGCGCTCCAGTATGCAATGGAAGTCACCGGCAAGACCAAATTCAAGACAGCGCTCTTCTCGTTCGGTATCCAGAAGAATCCGGCCGCAGTGGTGATGGACGAGGCATATATCGAGAACATCCCGGATCGCTTCCTTATCCCGCAGGATCCTCAGATCGACAAGAAGGCAATCAAAGAGGCGCTCAAGAACGGCGAAGATCTCAGTGGCCTTGCGCATCTGGAGCAGACGGAATCGCTGAGGATTAGATAAGGAGGAACCATGAGCAAAGTGATCGGAGTGATGGGCGAGAGCGGTTCCGGAAAGACGACCGCAATGAGAAATCTCCCGCCCAAAGAGACATTCTATATTGACTGTGACAAGAAGGGCCTTAACTGGAAGGGATGGCGGAAGCAGTACAGTGTCGACAATAAGAACTACTTCGCCACTGACAGCTTTTCGACCTGCAAGACCCTCATGGATAAGGTCGACAAGAGCGAGACCTTCCGTCATATCAAATACCTTGTGATCGACACGATCAACGGCATGATGGTGGCGGAAGAGATGCGCATTCTGGCGATGCAGGGCGGCGACAAACGGAGCGCATGGACGGACCTTGCGTCGAATGGTTGGGACATTATCAATAAGGCGCTGACGCTGAGAGAAGACCTGACGGTCATCATCCTGTGCCACTCGGAAACCATCTCCGACGATAACGGCATCGTTAAGACGAGGATTAAAACAAACGGTCGGAAGCTCGAGAAGTTGGTGCTCGAATCGAAGATGACTACGGTCGTCTGGGCAGTTAGGCAGGACGGCAAGTATAAGTTCATTTTGTCAGCTGACGGGAGCACCTGCAAAGTACCGCTCGGGGCCTTCCAGACGGACGAGTGCGAGAACGACATTATGATCGTAGTTAAGGCATTGGAAGATTTTTAAGGGGGTAAATATGAGGCACAGAATCACAAAGAATAATACGGGACGCAGTGCAAGCAACAGAAAAGAAGTTGCGCTGAGAATAAACAAGTCGGGGCTTTCCGCAGATGGCGAACAACGCTTTGTTGTTGCTATTCGGTTTACAGAGAACGCCCG